TAACGCTGACCCCGATTGGCTGCTAGGTTTCTCCTGTTTTGTGACTATGTTGTTACCAACCATACCATTAGCCACATTATTATCGTTTGATGAATGGTTGGATCAGACTAACTACACTGAGTCCCGCAAGAATCAGCTTCGCGCCGTTTATGAGCAGACTTTTGGCGCCGTTCCAGACGCTCGGTCTCTGTCGAAGATAAATTCGTTTATCAAGACGGAGTCCTATCCGTCGTGGAAGGCTGCGAGACTCATTAACTCACGTTCGGATGTCGCTAAGGTATTTCTTGGTCCATATATGAAGGCGATTGAGAACGTGATTTATCACTTTAACTTCGGACTCCCGTGGTGCCCTTTCATCAAGCACGTTTCTGTGCCTGATAGACCAGAAGCGCTCAGGAAGCTGCAAGCCTGTGTCACGCGCGGTAGGCGTGCGTATGCCACAGACTATACGGCTTTTGAATCTCATTTTACTCCACAATTTATGAGAATATGTGAGTGCAGGGTATATGAACATTGTCTCCAGAACTCTATGCATGCAAAGTTGGTCGCCCATGCACATACTGGGTTGAACAGTATGAAGTTGCGAAGTGGCATAAAGGCCACTGTGCATGGGAGACGCATGTCGGGAGACATGTGCACTAGCTTGGGCAACGGGGTTTCAAACCTGCTAATTACTCTCTATTTGATCCATCTTGAGAAGGCCTCTTTTTTCGCTGGCTATGTGGAGGGCGATGACGGCATCTTTGTTACTGATGCCGCCCTCACCTCAGATCACTATGCGATGATGGGATTTACCATCAAGCTGTGTGATTTGAGCAGCGAGTCTAACGATGTGTGTAAGGCCAGTTTTTGTGGTATGATATTTACATCTGAGGGCCACATCGTTAGGGATCCCCGAAGGTTCATAGCTGGATTTGCTTGGACCTCTTCTTTTATATATGGCGGGGATTTGATCATGGATCAATTATTAAGGGCCAAAGCATTGTCTACGTGTTATGAGACCCCTCAGTGTCCCATAGTGGGGGCCTTTGCACGTCAGGCTTTGGTACTGACACGGCACACTAATCCTAGATTCGTCGCTGATGGATTTCACGATTGCCCATTGAAAGATGAGGCTGGCGTGCCTGCGTTTTCACCTTCAGACGAAATTCGCCAACTGTTTTATGAGTGCTATGGCATTGCGCCGGACACACAACGACTTATAGAGTCCAAGGTCTACGAAGGTGACATGGATTCTATTGGCGAATTACTTCCTCCGGATCCCGATATGCTCACCTATTCGGTGAACTATTTGGAGGCAACATAATTGGACAACCTTCACAGC